CTATATTGAGTTAATTGCTGTTTCAAAGAATGAGACAGCTTTTTTTGCATTCTCTTTTGATAAATGGCTATAAATATCCATAGTCATAGATAGAGTAGAATGACCTAATCTATATTGGAGTTCTTTGTAGGGGATACCTGTGTTCAGCAATAAACTAGCGTGAGTGTGACGAAAACCATGAAAGCCTATATTCGATACATTTGCTCTTTTAAAATGTGTTCTTAATCGAGTTTGTAAGGTTCTATTGTTTGGGTACTTATGGATAAAATCAGAAAATACCACTGTTTCTGAACGCCCTAACTTCCATGCTTCTTGAATCTGTCGTCGTCTATACTGCTTAAGCATCGTAACTGTTCGACTATCTATGTCAATATCACGATAGCTTGACTTTGACTTTGGACTATTAATTTCTTGTTTGTAATTTAGCGTTTTTGTGATATGAACAACGGCATTATCCAAGTCGATATCTGACCAGTTTAGAGCTAACGCTTCATTAATGCGACAACCTGTAGCTAATAAAAATTTATAAAGTGTGACTTCATAGAAGTATCTGTATTTATTTTTATCTAGATTGTTTAAGTAGTTGAAAAATGTTCTTAGTTCATCATTTTCGAAATGCTTTACTCTTTTAGTGTTAGCTTTCTTAGTGTTGCGAGGGAGAATGACCTCACGCGCAGGGTTGAATGGTATAGCTTGCATGATAACGCCATACTGTAGTATACGTTTATTCAGCGCGTGTATTCTGTCATAATGGAGGTAAGCTTTTCTTTCCCCTTTATTAGTTTTATCAGCTAGTTTATTGATGATAGACTGTATAAGTGGTGTCGTTAACTTATCAAGCTTATATGCTCCAAAAATTGGTATGACATGAACGGTTAACAGCTTTTCAGTAGCTAGCTGAGTATTGTATTTTACGGTATGTTTGTAACTATCCCACCATAAGGTTGCAAGTTCCTGATAACTTGTTATGGAAGTAGCTTTGAAGCGAGTAGAACCATTTTTTATAAACTCGATAGCTTCTTGCTTAGCTTTTTCTCTAACTTCTTTCTTAGTTCGTCCTGTTATTTTAGTAGTTACTTTTTTACCTGTTACTTTATCAGTACCAAGATAAATACTGGCACGATAAATTACCGTACCATCTTTCTTTTTTACTTCAGTTATTTTCATGATCATAAACCTTTCCATCAGCAGGCAAGCTATTATTAAAGGGATTTTAGGTTTATATCATGCCAGAGCTTACGAGAAGACTCTTATTTCGTTTGTTTTGGAGAAGTCGGTAAAAATTACCTGGTTAAAGGTTAAAATGCGATTATGGATGATTTAAAGCTGTTTTTCAGGGGTTTTTGACAAAGTTAGCTTACTGGTTAGCTAACAAAATCCTTTACATTTAGAACGTGCGTGATATAATATAGTTAACAAAGATAACTTGTGAAGGATTAACGCTGGGTCCCAGAATGGGGTAAGCCTTCGGGCTGAGCATTCCTATGTGCCAGGGGTTATCTTTTTTATTTAGATTTTTTCAGACTTTCAACAAAATGTTGAGGGTCTTTTTCTATTTCAGAGATAATAAAATCAACGAATTTTTGAGAATAAGTGTAGTGTTCAGATTTACCTATTTTATGGCAATAAGAATATTTTTCATCAGACTTTATTGAATAGAAATCAATCACTAATGTTAGGACATATTGATTAAAACCAGATTTATAATTAAGTTTAATATTCTTTTTATTTAGTCTATCGTTTACAACAGATATAATATTTGCATATGAATACTTGTGCGTTTCTGATGGATCTTTTAAATCTTTTAAAATAGCAACTTGAGAAGGTGATTGATTTGCAATTGATACTATAAAATCGGCTTCAGATTTTTTCTTAGTAATATAAAGATTTTGTTTAATACCAATAGCGAATTTATCAGAATTATACTCTGTCACTAAGACATCTATGGCATTTGCCTGTTGGATGAATTTTTCAGCAATTTCCGCAGGATATTTTAATCTAATTTGTTCGTTAGATAATGGTTCGTAAGTTGCAGTGATAGTTAAAAAATTTTGGGAAATGGCCTTTGTAACATCTCTTGAATGAAATCGTTGAAGTTCATTGACATAGTTAAGTACACAAGCTTGGAAAAGTGGAGCATACTTTAATTCATAATCTTCTGTTATGTAGTGAGTACTAATATTCCTTAGTTCAATAATGCGCTCAAGATTAAGTCGAATTCTAGTGCTGTCGTCCGAGTATATTTTTTTTATAACACCTTCTAAGCTTAGTGTTCTATCAGGATTATCCTTAAAATAGATAGATTGATTACGATTTAACATTTCAGCTTTAAGCATCAATTCCCAAGCATTACAAATAAAGAAACTAAAGCCCTCAATTCGGTACTTTATCGTTGGTTTATTGTATATTTCAAGTCCCATAATAAAAGCTTCAATACTTTTATCAACTAACCTTGTACTTAAATTCTCCATATATTTCCTTTCTAGTTTTTTTCACGCGCTTCGAAATCGATCTGTACAATTTTATTAACATCAACAAAATACTTAACCACAAGTTTTCAGAATTTTTTCTAATTTAGTATCTTTAAGGTTACCCCCATCATAAAAAAATGTTGTTCAATCCAAGTTTTGAAACCGGTGGGAAGGGTCAACTGTCCAAATATTTGCTTTTTTTCTCACACGACCCCCCTCCCCGAAGATAAGAATACTAAATTATCACATCATTAAAGAGACAAACGTTTCTAACTGCCATTGCTTTTATTGGAGGAGTAGTTGCATAAGTTGGAAATCGATTATACTTTTGCAAAGTGAATGATGAAAATAGCTCATGAATTACCAAATTTCCCGACGTTAGGAAATATCGGAACAGAAGCTCTCTACCTTATTGCCACCCTACCAGATAACCAAAAGCAGTAACAGCTTGAATAACCTATTGCTTCCTATGGCGGAAGGCTCTTGAACCTAAATGCGACCATGTGGTCGTATTTGACATGTTAATGCTAAGGAATGCTATGGTTGCCAATATAAATAAGTGTTAATTATTGTTTGGTGGGGTAGTTGAGGGTTGGTCGGTATCAGGGAGATTTGGGAGAGAAAATTTTGCTTTCTTTTTGCAACTCCGTTGACATGTTTTGCTGTAGCCCCTAAATATTTCAACGTTGAAACATTTGGAATTTGTTTAGCTACCGTCATCATCCTGTTAGCCTCCCTGTAATGGATACCAATTTTATTTTCTATCCATTCAGCAAACTCTCCATGTGCTAAAACATTTTTTACATGATTTACTCGTCTGAGCATTTATTATTTATTTAATCAAAATCTATCTTATCTCCCTCAGTATAGATTTTATATCCGTAGGACTCCAAATTTTTTTTAAAATAATCAAAACTAGCGGGGGTATCAGTCACAAAATAATCTAATTGTTTATAAAATTTGAAAATAGCTTCTTGTTGACTTTTGGAAAGTTCACCACTTGGGAAGTGGTCTAACATCATCAATAGCTCAATAAGGTCAGTATGTATTTCAAAAAGTCTGTCCGTAAGTCTTCTGCTGACTTTTTCAAAATCATAATATTTTGAAGCATTTTTTATATATTCTTCTTGTTTAACAGATTCATTGATGGTATTTTTTATTTTTTTTATGCTTTTCGAGGTGTTTTCTAAAGCCAAAAACTGTTCTTTGGTTAGATGGAGGGTTGTACCATCTAAATTTAGCTGAAAATCAATCTTTTTATTAGGAGCATAACCTAGTAAATATCCAACTGATACATTAAAATATTTTGCTAATTCTTTTGCTTTGTCAGGCTTTATTTGTCTTTCGCCGTTTTCCCAACGGAGAATAGTGATTTTTGATACACCAATCTCCCCAGCTAATTCTTCTTGGGTTAGCTTTTTTTCTTTGCGTAATTCTTTCAACCTATTCATTTATTTCACTACCTTTCAAAGTTGATTATAACCGAACTTATAAAAAGTATCAAGAAATGATATAAAAATTTCAAAATAATTCTTGACAAGTAACCGAAACAGATATATAATCGTTTTGAAGTTATCCGAAAAGGATACTTTTATCTCCCGCAACCTTTCTCACTTTCAACCTACGGGAGGAATTTTTTCAAAAGGAGGATACATCATGGACAAACTACGAGGCTATCGTGTCATGCTAGGGTTAACCCAGAAAGACATGTCGGACAAGCTGAATATTTCTTTACAGTCTTACAACAATAAAGAGACGGGTAAGAGCGCTTTTAATGACAAAGAACGACTAGCAATTAAGTCAATGGTTTCAGAAATCAAACCAGATATAACCATTGATGAATTATTTTATAGCTAGAAGATTAAAGAAAGGACAACTTATTGAGAACAGAAACATGGAACGGATATACTATCCGATTTGTAGAGCACCAAGGTGAATGGTGGGCGGTGCTAGCTGATATTGCTAAAGCACTAGATCTGAATCCAAAATTTATTAAACAACGTTTGGGAGATGAGGTTGTTTCAAACAACCACGTCGCAGACAGTTTAGGGCGTCAACAAGAAATGTTAATCGTTAGTGAGTTTGGCATTTATGAAACTATCTTCTCAAGCCGTAAGAAGGAAGCCAAAACCTTTAAATTATGGGTATTTGAAACCATTAAACAGTTAAGACAAAGCACAGGCCTAGAGGGCTTCCAAGTATTTAGAATGTTTGATAAAGAACATCAGAAGCAGGCAATGAATAGGCTTGTCGATGGCTTACAAAATGCAACTAAGAAAGACCTTATCAAAGCAAACACTATCGCAAACAAAGCCGTTTCGGACCTATATGGTTATCCTAAGATGATTAGTAAAAACGAGATGACAGAAAACATGTTGCGAGACCGTAAGCCTATCCTTGATGAAACGGTTGAACTAATCAAGGTTAAAGAAAAATACGGCTTAAATTTTAGTGTATCTGAAGCTATCTATAACCAAAACACAATAAAAAAAGCGCAGTGATGCGCGTGGATAAAGGAGAAATGATTATGAAAGCAACAACTTACAAAGAGTTGAAGAAATGGATTGATGAAGGTGTTGATTTAGCTGAGCTAGCACAGGGTTACGCTGACAAAGTACCAAATGCAGATCGCGAACAGTTTGAAGCAATCACACAGGAAATTTTCAACGTATTGGAAGGCGTATCGCTCATGCTTGATGACAAAGTGCTAATCTATAATCGCAAAGCAGAGCAAAAGCGTTTGAATGACATTGAACAAGGCAATTATTAATCAATAATCAAGAGCAACAAAAAAAGGCTTACCGAGACCAATCAGCACAGCCTTTAACTAGTATAACTAAACTCAAATAATAAAGCAGGCAAGCTATTATTAAAGGGGTTTTAGTAAAAGATTTGATACTTCCATTGTATCATACTACCGCAGAGCAGGCAACGACTTAACAGTTGCAGTTCTCCCCGACAAAACAACAATAATCAAATAACGAGGTAAAACAGTGAATATCATAAAACAAGTAAAAAGTTCTTTTGGAGAACTTGAAATTGATTTTTATCTGGACAGGAATAGAAATATTTTTGTGACGATTGAACAATTAGCGCAGGGATTTGGATATAAGAGCCGAAATGCTATTGAAAAGATGATAGAGCGCCAACCCTACCTCAAAGAAAAGCGATTTTCAGTTACTGACAAATTGTCAGCTACTGATGGCAAACAATACGAGACCCGACTATTCAATAAAAGAGGTATTTTTGAAATTGGTATGCTGTCCAAAACGGAGAAAGGTAAAATCTTTCGTCAATGGATTTATGACCATATCGAAGAACTAGAAAGAGAAAACGCTAACTTTAAACTGATACGAGAGCTTGAAAAGTCTAATCATAAAGAATTAACACAAGCTATCAAGGATTGGGAACACTTTAATCAATGGAGCTACAAGGCTATTAGCGACCTTTTGCTAAAATCTGTCACAGGACAGACTGCTAAACAACTGAAACAGTCACGGGTAGGTTATGAAATTGCATTAGATTGTTTGAGTGCGGAGGAGTTATCAAAATATAGAGAACTTGAGCACAAGGTGATTGTCCTGTTAGAGCTAAATGCAGAATATAACGATATTAAAAAATTAGTCCTTTAA